CTTGGTCAAATGTTACGCCAGCTTCGCTATCCAAAGCGGCAAAAGTGTCTGTGACATTGCTTTCAATCTGTAATTGGTTGTGCCGCTCAACAAGAGAGCCTTGCAAAGTAGACATCTTAGACGCAATATTCACGCGGTCTTCTTGTTTAATGTCATCTAAAAATTCTTGAGTAATCCCAAACTGAGCAAACAACTCTCTGTCACGGTCAAGCACAATGCCGTTCTGAATTGCTTGTTGCATCTTGGTGGCATAAGAAGCCGCCACATTAGTTGGCAGATACTTCCCGCCTCCTTCTGCTTTGGCCTCAACCATTTCTGTAAGTATAGAACCCGCTGTTTCAACGCGAGAGAAAGCAAACTGCCTGTCAATGTAATCCAGTTTTTTTGTCAGCCAGCCCTGCTCTAACTTGTGGGCATACTCAGCGGCAAACTCACGAGCATCTTCTTTAAGCGTAGACTTCGCTTCTGAAATCGTATCATTAAACTGGTTGCCATCACGCATCATTGCTTTGATGACAGATATGGTATCGTCTTCTTGCGCTTCAAACAGTTGTGTTGAATTGTCAAAGGCAATATCTTCTAGCCGCTTTTGCTGTGCTGTATATACGCCAGCTTGATATTCATTATGGTAATACTCGCCAATCCGCTCGGCTTCTGCTGAAACAGCGGTGTCAGTATCCATAGTTGTTCTGATATAGTTTCTATATGCTTTGCTGAAACCTTCAGGGTCACGAGGAAATTCAGCGGCAATTTCTTTAGCCGCTTTATCCATATCAACTGTTAGGTTTTGTATGTACCGTTTCTTGTACAAACTTTCGGCTGTGCGCTTTGCAATAGGAGACATACCTGCTGGCATCTTTTGAAATTCAAGTTTGCCTGTTTCAGGATTGCGAGTGCGTAACTCGTCAGCGGCTTTCTCACCCTTTGCCTCTTGTTCGCGCACATTGCGTTGATACAAGAATTGCTCACGAGAACTGGCGGCACGACTGGTTGCCTGACCAATTAACTCGCCAGCCCTAGATGGTTGCACAATGCCAATCTTTTCGTTGTAGGTGTCAGACCCTTGATATCCTTTGATAGCCATTAGGTCTCCTTCACATCTGTAAATCTACCGTAAGCATTGGCAAAACTAGCCGCGCCTTCAATCATATATGCTTTCGCTTTGGCCTTGCCTTCAGCCATCGCATTGTTACCTCTCTGGATTTCTCTTCCTCTGGTAAACAAGGATTGTGTTCTTGAGCGGTCAGTTTCTTTACGGATTTGATTTCTACCCCGCTTTCGTACAGCGGCAATAGAACGCTCAGAGCGGTTAGCAAAACCAGCTTGAGCATCAACGGTTGACATTGAAGCATTGAAGTTTGAAACACGAGCGTTCTTCTCTTGCAATGCTCGCAACTTATCCATCTCAGCATTTTCTTTATATTGCCGAGCGGCGTTTCTTCCTTGTGATCTTGCGTCTGACGCGGCTCGCATACTTCCGAGCAAGCTGATGCCAGCGGCGGCTAATTGTAAATACATCAGAAGGCTACCTCCGCTATCATACCGTTAACCTGTATATTCAATGGCGCATTTTGGGAGATAGTTACACGCGGGTCTTTGCTGTAACCCAGAGGTCTAAACTCCTTTTTACCAGTGACAGGAACACGAGGTTGAGAGGGGTCAAAAGTAACATTACGAATAATCATATCCGTGCCGTTTACTGACACACTCAAGGTTTCAAATAAATCAAGAGCCACAAGAGATATGCGGCGAGGCCGTGCGGTAAGGTTGCCACCTTGCACCTGACCATCAAGAGGAAGCGTTTTCAACTCAATATTATAAGCGTATCCAGCTTGTATAGATGTTGATTGCTTTACAGCGCTTACATCTATTTGCCCTGATGCAACAGTAAATTGCCCCAGATATTCTGTGCCATCTGTAACATCAACAACAGCGCCATCAGCAAAGTGGGAACTGACAGTAAAGACACCCGCTGTGCCTGTGAAACTATCACAGAAATCCATACGCATATTTGTGTTGAATTGCTCAAGAAATAATTTATCTGTGCCAGAACCATCATCTCTGACAGTTACGCAATAAAGAGATTCATCAACAGAACATACCGAATGAAACTCCCCACTTGTTACCCACCGCATCCAACCTGCACGTTGCTCGTTTCTTATGCTATAGAAGACACCTATCTCGCCATTATTCATCAAGAAGAACCCATAAGCACCAGACCTGTTTAACGAGCCTTTGACGGTCGCCAGTTGCACAGGAGCGTTGATAAGGTGGGAGGATAGCAGAGACACCATGTTGGCTGTGTATGCGCCTTCAGAGTCCGAATAAATGTAATCTCTTACAGCAGTGCCAGTTGCCTGAACAAACAGGGTAGAACCATCCAAAGATTGGGGGCGAACAAAGCCGCTACCAAATGGTGTCTGAGAAGAAACCTTTGCGTTTTCTGGTGTGATTGGTTGGTCTTGGAATGAGGGAACATAAAACTCAGACTGTGATGCAAACACCTGCAAATCACGATTTGATACAAGGTGACGTATCTGGTTAGTTACACCAGTGCTTGAGTCCAACTCAATGGAGTCGCCATCATTAGCTTTGCCTAAATCAAAGTTAAAGTAAGCGCCACTCTTCGACCCCCACACTGTATCTGGTTGAGCAGGTGTGCCACCAAACCACAGCCTGTCTTCATGGAAAGTAACGGCGGCTGGGTATCCGTTTATGTCAGAGTAAGACTGCTCAAACCATTCAGTTGTTGCCGCACCTGTTTCTATAGTGGGAGAACCGCCTCCAATAGCTTCAGAAGTTGCTGTACTTCCAGCGGTAATCTCGTAACGATTTGTGTCAATAACTCGATGGACTGTTCTGCTACCGTTAATATTTGTTGAACCGATGCCTCCAATCCCACCAGCGTTAGCAATAGTGATAGATGCTCCAGCAACCAATCCATGTAGGGCATGAGTTACCTCCACTTTGTTTGAGCCATTCTTTGTCTGCAATGCATCCACATCTAGCTGTGTTCTGAGTGTTCCTGAGATATCTGCCGTTACTTGTGTGCTACTTATAAAAGTTTTTATCTCGCACTCTGCTTCGCCAATAATCAGACGAACGCCCACATGGTTAGCATTAAAATATGCGGCGCTTGATGTAAGCGTTACACCCGCCCCATTCGTTGCACTAGCCGATAGCGTCACACCAGCAGGTTGAAAATTGTAATAAGGTTGGTGCGTTTTTGTTCCATCAATAGATTGCTCAAACTGGAACACCCGCATTTCAAAAGAAGTAAGACCAGTTCTTACAAGTGTGCGGCACAGAAAACTTGTATGCGCGATAAACATAAAGTCACCACGCTGAGTAAAAGTAAACTGATTAAGATTTGTGTTGGTAATAGGTAGTGCATTGCCATCCACATCTTGTGTAACGGTAGATACCAAAGACAATGCGCCGCTAGATAAAATGCGGAAACATTCAATCTTCGCGTTGCTAAAAGCAATTATATACTTCTCGTCGTCAGAAAAAATAAAAGGCTCAATGCGAACCTGCTGAAGCAAAGTGCTATCGTATGTATGGGTAAAGTTATATTTGCGTTGCAACCCAGCGCGGTTGATAACCCCGCCCTCTGCACGAATAATAAAGTTCTTCAATGACTCAGCGGCCTGTTGATATACAGGGCTTTCTGTCCTTGAAGTAAGAGAAGGGTTTATTTCACCAAAGCTAAAATTATTCAGCGGGATTCTGATGCGCGGCATTAACTTCGCCTTTCGCTAATAAACCTTGATGTAACCAACTTGCGTGTTGTTTGTTGCTGGGAGTCGAGTGTCTTAGCTTGTTGCATAAGCTGTTGGGCTTTGCGTTCCATCATCTGAGCCATTGCCTCATCTCTGGCAATTGCCAAAGCAAATGAAGCGGCAAGAGCATATTCAACAGCTAGAGTAAAGTAACTTGGGAAGTTAATCTCTTTCGCTCTGAATGTATAATCAGCAACAAGACTTGCGTTGCTCTGAACATTGCTAAACAGTTTGTCGCCATAGATGGTGTATTCAATAAGCTGGTCATCTACGGTGACAGCATGAAGCATTAATAAATCAACAGGCAGTTGATGGGCTACATCAAACCTACCTGTAGGAGTGGCACTCAATTTATTCAATGAAGATTGATTAGTAGAGAACCGCCAGCGTGAAGCACACAGCGCTGTACGAACCGTATCTTCATACAAGTTTGAGGCTACAAGAGCCTCGGTGCTATCCGCGCTGAATGATGTGATTGGCTCTGCGCCAATCAGTATCAAACCGCGAGATGCAATATCTATGTCTGAGTTAGCCGCTGTTGACATTTGGTAATGGGAGGGCTTCTGCCCTCCCACCCCCTAGGGTCTTAGTTGTTATCTAAGACTTCATAGATACCGTTGTCATCAATAACAACAGCACCCATGGACATCATAGATGTAGCCAAGTGCGCGGCTTTCTGAGGCACATAGTTAATCTCAGTTGAGACATCTGAGTTGATGCCCAAGCCCACAGAAGACGTATGGTAAGCAATGTTCTTACCAGCGGTTACTGCGGAAGTTGAGAAAATCTTGAAACCTAAGAACTCCTTCATTGTCATGCCGCCAGCATAAGGCAGGTTCTGCTCACCTACGAAATCGCTTGAAGCAAATTCGTTGATGTTGAACAGGTCTGCATAACCAGCAGGTGACATTGCTAAGTAACGCTGACCATCTTCAGGAAGGTCGGCGGTGCCAAATGTTTCAAACAACTCAAGCAAATCCGCCTTATCTACTGCGGCGGCAGTTGAGTTAATCTGAGTTGAGTTAGCACCTGCGTCCATAGCAGTATAAAGAAGATCGTCAGTCTTGCGACCCAATGCGGCGGCGGCTGATTGTGCCACTGCCTGACGCTCGTCAATATTGATTTTCAATTCATCGAGCTTGTCGATGTATTCTGCGGCGTAGAAGTCTGCCATGGTTGCTTCTACATTTGTATGTACAAGTTCCATTGCAGTTACGTCACCGTTACGGGTTTTGGTTGAAGCAGAGCCAGAACCGATTTTCTGAAAGCGTACAACGCTACCACGGACATTACCTACTGTGCGAACAGTGTTACGGAGTTTTGACCCCATACGCTGGTAAGCCATGTGAACCTCGGACTCAAACTGCTTAATAAAGGCTTGGTCAATTGTATTAGCCATTTCATCAGTCCTTGTCTTTTAAGATTAACACTACAACACAGTTGTCCGTTTCATTGCTTCGACCAGTTATCCCGAGGGGCTGTCAGCGTAAAACAGGCTGTATGTTATTGGAATGTCACTTGTATTGATTTTTCGCAACGCACAAAACGTAAGCATTGAAAGCCGTTAACGATAGTTGGCTCTTCTGCGAAAATAAAACCGAGATGGTCTAGCCAAGTGATTGTCTTTGTATGGTCTATCGGAACAACATTTTCCAGTATGTCATATTGCTGTTGAAGGTACTCAACAACCTGAGAAGCAACCTTCATAAATCTAACAGGAACAGAGTCTAGCTGGTGACCGCCTAGCATCCAAACTGTAGCAGAACGAACGCTTTCGTCTATCATTATAGGCACTACGCCATACATACAAACAGGCTCATCCTTATAAAGAACAGTCCATGTTTTAGCGCCCTTCAACCTTAATGGAAGATGTAAAGCCCGCCATGCTGTCGAACCATGGATAACACACTCACGCAAATCATAAGGGCGCAGATGATGTTGAAGATAGCCAGCATGGTCTGACGTTGCATCGACTATCTTCACATCGTTTTCTACATGAAACGCATCAGCGGTAGAGTTTGGAAAAGCCATCTTGAACCTTTTTCACAAAAGCAGGGTCACGTTTTGCTGGATTCCAGTATCTGTCATCCATCATCATTGAACGTAAATCACCTTCATTTGTCTGGGATATAGGTTCATTTGTTCCACTCACAGAAGACTGAGACATATTTGCCATGATAAATTCAAGCGCTTCTATGCCTTTTGCTGTTGAACCAATCTCAAGAATTGCATCTTGATATTCTTCTGGGAAAAACTTTGAAGACCATAGGTCAACGGCTTCAATGCGAGCATCTGCGTTCTCGCCTAAAAGCTGATGTTCCTGTTCCATATTCGGCTGCATTGAATCCATAAATTCAATGTACCTGCTTATGCCATCGGAAAACTCTTCTTGGCTGTATCCGTTCTCATAAGCATGATTAGCCCACCAGCCAAACAATTCATTGTCGTTAAGCAAAGTAGGGTCAAGTGACTCAGGTACTTGGTAGTCACCAACAGATTCAGGGCGGTTAGCAACCGCTTGCTGTTCTATCTCAGAGATAATGCTATCCCTTATTTCTTCTGTGCTTGCGCCCAACTTGGACTCAAGAGAAGCATAAGAGTTAGCTAAATCTTCTGGTGTGTTAAATTTTTCTGGTAGCCATTCTGGTCTGGCAGGTGCTTCTGATGCCTCAACAGCAACTTCTACATTATCTGCTTCATCCATTCTTATTTACCTTTTCTCCATGTGCGATGCGTCTTTCAATAAGACCAACCAAAAAACGCTGACCCTCAAGATGTCTGAGTTCAGCGTCACTTGCCCCTGCACCTGTTACTGCCTCAATAGTTATTGAGCGCAGATACTTAATCACTTCTCTCCCCGTTGGAGTTGCGAATAATGCGTGTACGTTTTTTGATATTCTGTGGTCGTCCTCGCGTGAACGAGGATAGCCATCAAGACCTAAGTGCTTGGACATCTGGTGCGTTACCTTGAGCCATCTGTTGCTGATATTGTTGAGCGGCTTGAAGCAGTTGCTCTCGCTCTACTTTGTCTCTTACCAAGCTGTCTGGAACACCAAACTTCTTTGCAAGATACGCCGCAACATCATCAGAACGGATAAGAATGTTAAGCACCTCTGGGCCGAACGTACCTCCTACAAGCTGTA